AGGAGAAATAAATATGCCAATGGGAAAAGGAACTTATGGTTCTAAAAAAGGAAGACCAAGTAAAGCGTTAAAAGGTGGACAGAAAAGACTACCTGCCGCTTTAAAATCAAAAATAATGAGTAGCAAAAAGAAAAAATAATATGGCAAAACGTGGATTATACGCTAACATTCATGCGAAGCGTAAAAGAATCGCCGCAGGTAGCGGTGAGAAAATGCGAAAAGCAGGAGCTAAAGGAAGACCTACTGCTAAGCAATTTACAAGAGCGGCAAAGACAGCTAAGAAAAGGTAGTCATGGTTGCTAAAAAATACCAAAGTCCTTCAGGCGGCTTGAACGCCGCAGGGAGAGCTCACTTTAAGAGCAAAGGACATAACTTAAAAGCACCTACCAAAAGTAAAACAAGTGGAAGACGTAAATCGTTTTGTGCTCGTATGGGTGGGGTAAAAGGAGCTATGTCTAAGAACGGCAAACCTACTAGAAAAGCATTAGCTTTACGTAAGTGGGATTGTTAATATAGTTGTGCAACGCTTATGCGTGGCAACTGCCAATACAATTTAGCCAAATAACTTGACCTACTGCGGTAGACAATCTTGACTAAATAACTGAATTGAAGAGGCTTTTATAAACTAACATCAAAAAGGAGACAATCACATGTCAAACGCAAGTCCAGTTAAATTCGGAAATGCTAATAGTGGTTCTACTCGTGATGATGCCCTGTTTCTAAAAGTATTTGCAGGTGAAGTAATTACTTCATTTGACAGAGCTTCAAAAACAGAAGGTGCTGATATGGTAAGAAGTATCAGTAATGGCAAGTCGGCTTCTTTCCCAGTTTTGGGTAGAATTTCAGCCGCTTATCACGCAGTTGGAGCAGAAATATTAGGTTCTGACGTTAACTCAAACGAAAAGGTTATTACAATTAATGACCTTCTAATCTCATCAGTATTTGTTTCAAATATTGAAGAGGCAAAAAACCATTGGGACGTAAGAAGTGCATACTCACAAGAAATGGGTAGAGCATTAGCTTTCCAAAAAGATAAGCATATCTTACAAACAATCGGTCAAGCATCTCTAGCTAGTGCATCTGTTACTGGTGGAGACGCTACAACGAACATAACTAACACAGGCATTGCTTCTGCTACAGACGCAACTGCGGCTAATGCAATGATAGATGCTATCTTTGCGGCGGCTAAAGAGCTTGATGCAAACTATGTTCCATCAGAAGGCAGAAAATGCTTTATGAGACTTGAAGAATACTACAAATTAGCTAACGCTACAAATGCAGTCAATGTTGACTTCACAGGCGGTGGCAATGGTGGTGTTGCTTCAGGAAAAGTTATGAAAATTGCAGGAATTGAATTAGTACCAGTTCCTCACTTTGTAACTGGAAACGTCAACTCAGGAGTTGCTCAAGGTTCAGCTACTAATGGTGGTTCAAACCCACAAGCTGTTAACTTGACTAACTTTGTTGCTCTAGTTTCTCACCCAAGTGCTGTAGGTACAGTTAAACTTATGGACTTAGGTGTTGAAAAAGAGTACGACATCAGAAGACAAGGTACGTTAATGGTTGCTAAATATGCTATGGGTCATGGTGTATTAAGACCAGAATCGGCTGTAGGAATTAAAGAAGCGTAATAGTTTCTTTATTTTTACTTGAATTAGGGGGAGTCAAATCCCCCTTTTTCTACATTAATTAAAAGGATAAAATGACAACACAAATTACACCAACTACAGAATTACAATCAGTTAATACTATGTTGAGTGTTATTGGCGAAGCTCCAGTAAACTCAATCACAGGTACAACAACTGTTGATGTATCAGTCGCTAAAAATATCCTAGACGAGACATCAATGTCTGTCCAATCAATAGGTTGGAATTTTAACACACATATTAATCACACAACATTAGCATTAGATAGCGATAACAAAGTTCCTCTACCTGCTAACTGTGTAAAAGCAGACGCTAATCAAGCGTACAGAAATTACAATTATACAATCAGAAATGGTTTTCTATATGATATGGAAAAACATACAGATGTATTTACAAGTGCACCTGCCTCAGTTGACTTAGTCTTAGTTCAACAATTTGAACATCTCCCAGAATATGCAAGACGATATATTACAACAAAAGCGGCTAGAAGATTTGCTTCAAGATTTATAGGTGATAAAGAAATTACAGCATTAATAGGTCAAGATGAAAATGAAGCATTAGTTGCTTTTCATCAAGCTGATTCACAAGAAGCAGATATAAACATGTTGAATGGTGATGCTAATACATTTTCAATAATTAACAGAACAACTAGAAGGACTTACTAATGGGTGGCGTGGTATCTCAGTCTATACCTAATTTCCTAAATGGTATGTCTCAGCAGACTCCTACTCAAAGAGGAATCAATCAAGGTGCAGACCAAGTAAATTTTCAAAATAATATAGTAGAAGGTCTATCTAAAAGACCATCATTAGATTATGTAGCAACTTTAGATTCTACAAATTTATATCCTAACACTACAAAATTTTGGCAAATACAAAGAGATGAAGCTAATCAATATATTGTAGCATTATACAACGGTGGTGTTAAAGTTTGGGATTTACAAGGAAACGCTAAAACAGTTACAGTTCAAAGTGGTTCAAGTTATTTAACATCTACAAATCCAAAAGCTAATTTTAAATTAGTAAACGTAGCTGATTTTACATTTATTGCAAACACAGCAACAACAGTTACAGCAGACTCTACAAACACTGCGGCTAAAGTAGAAGAGTTTTTAATAAATGTTAAATTAACAAACTATGGTAGAGAATATAAAGTAGCATTAAAACACCCTAACATGGCACAAGAGTTAGAAGTACAATTTCAATTACCTACTGGTAATGATGCTTCTACTGATAGTAAATTTAGAGATACAAACAAAATTAAAGATATATTATTAAATGGAGAATCTAGCACACATTGGGATAGTAATGCTAATGGTATTGGTTTTAAAACTGTAAGAACAGACACAGGAGCTACAGTTTCATCAACTCAAGGTTTAGCTAATTATTCTGGTTTTACATCTCATTTTACTTTTGAAAGTTTTGATTCTGTAATTTATGGAAAACCTACAGATAACAATGCTAATTATACTGTAAGTACAGCAGATGGTTCAGGTAACACAGCCATGTATGCTATAAGAGATAAGATACAAGATTTTAGTGATTTACCTTACTATGGTAAACTTGGAGTTATACTAAAAGTAACAGGAGATGAAGGTGATACTTTGTCTGATTACTATGTTGCATTTCAAGGTAATGGTGTATGGAATGAAACTATTGCACCTGCAACTTCTGTAGGTTTAGATAATTCTACAATGCCACACGCATTGATTAATAACAATAACGGTACATTTACATTTAAACAATTAGATTGGACAGATAGAACATGTGGAGATAGTGATACAAATGCTGACCCTAGTTTTGTAGGTAAAAAAATTAATGGTTTAACATTTTATAAAAACAGACTAGGTATTATGTCTGGTGAGAATTTAGTATTAACAGAAAATGCTAGTTTCTTTAATTACTTTCAAACTACTACAACACAAGTTTTAGATACTGACCCTATTGATATTGCGGCTTCAGGCACACAAGTTAATACACTTAAAAACTCTGTAGGATTTAATGAGTCTTTACTTTTATTTTCTGATACAGCACAATATAAATTAGATAGTGCAGGAGATACTATATCACCTACTACAGCTATACTTAATGAAGTATCTTCATTTGAACATGATGATGCAGTGCAACCAGTATCAGCAGGTAAGTTTGCATATTTTGCACAAGCAAGAAATAACAACACTGCTATAAGAGAATATTTTGCTGATGATGATACATTAACAAATGATGGTTTAGACATTACAGTATCAGTACAAAGTTTAATACCAACTAATTGTTATCAACTTGTGAGTAATACAACAGAAGATACGCTAATTGCTTTAGCTTCTGATACAGCAGATTCACAAACTGCACCTTACACTTCAGGAACACCTGTGTCACCTGTTAATGCAGACACAATGTTTTTATATAAATACTTTTTTGATAGAGGTGAAAAAGTACAAACAGCGTGGGCTAAATGGGAATTTAGTGGTGTTAAAATTATTGGTGCTATGTCGTTAGAAAGTTTTTTATATGTGATGGCATCAGAAGGCACAGACACAAAATTATTTAAAATTGATTTAAGAAATTTAAAAGACACAACATTAAATCATGGTGTCTTCTTAGATTTAAAAACAACAGTAACAGGAACGTATGCAAGTAGCACAGACTTAACTACGTTTACTTCACCGTATGGTGCAAAAACAGGATTAATAGCAGTAGATAGAACAAATGGTGCTAATTATACAGCCACAAATACAAGTGGCTCTACATATACTATAAAAGGCAATCACACGTCATTATTTATAGGTGTACCATTTTCTTCTGTTTACAGAATGTCTACTCAGTACGTAAGAGAAAGTACAGGTAGAGGTTTAGTAGCGGTAACTTCAGGAAGATACCAAGTTAGAAATATATCTTTTAACTTTGAGAATAGTGGTTTCTTTCAAGTAGAAGTTACACCTAACAATAGAGACAAATCTACAACAATAATGAATGGTTATGTTATAGGTACAGCGTCTTCTCTTGTAGGACAACCTGCTATTAACTCAGGAACATTAAGAGTTCCAGTTCAATGTAGAAACACAGAATTTGTAATGGATATAAAAAGCAACTCACATCTACCAGTTTATATTGCTGATGCTGAAGTTGAAGGTTATTATCATTCACGTTCAAGAAGGATTTAATGATTAAAGAAAATTATGTACGTAAAGCTATTATAGCTGATGCGTTGGAGTTATCTCCAAAAATTAGAAAAGGTGACAGAGAAGAAATTATGGCTTCAGATGGACACAGTCCATTAAGAGCTTTAGTCTTACCTTTTACTTATGATGATGCAAAAATATATTCTATTATAGGGACAAAAGATGAAGGCGTTATAGGAATGTTTGGTAGTAACCCAACTCAATTACCTGAATATGGTGTTGCTTGGTTATTGTCTAGTGAAAAATTATTTAAGCATACTAAACAATTTATAAAAGAATGTCCTTATTGGGTATCACAAATGAGTGAAGGTTATGAATATCTTTATAATTTTGTAGATAAAAGAAATTGGAAAAGTTTAAAATGGTTACAATTTTTAGGATTTGAACCAAAAGAAGAATTACAACAATATGGTGTTGGTAAAATGCCATTTTTATTAATGATGAAGGAGACAAATAAAATAGATGTGCGGAGTACCTCAAGCCCAACTAGCATTAACAGCAATTAGTGCAGTAGGTAAAGTTCAAGAATACAGAGAACAAAAAGCTCTAGCCGCTAGTAAACGTGCTTCTCAAAATCAAACACGAATAAATGCTAACGTGGCTTACATGAGAGACATTAATAAAATAGACCAAGAAAAAGTACAAGCTGACCAAGAAAAAGCAGTAGCAGAATTTAAAACTAAAATGGAATCTAAAAAGAAATTAGCACAAGCACTTAACTTAAATGCAGGTAACAGTATAGCTATTGTGCAAGATATAGGTTCTTTATATAATGATGAGTACACTGAAATTATGAGAGATTATAAAGGTGATATGATTACACTAGGCAATCAAACACAAGATGCTTATGCAAACATGTCTAAAGTTTATAATAGTTTAGAGCCTGTAACAGAACCTAGTAGAACAGGATTGTTGTTAGACTTAGGTACAACGGCGGCTCAAGGATATATCAGTTATGACACAGCAAAGGCGGCTAAAAAATAATGGCAAAATATAAATCACGAGTAAAAAATAAATACATGGGCTCAGGCTTTGAAGGCTATGTAGCTTCAGCTAGAACATCTGAAGGTTTACAATTAGCAAAAAAATTACAAGAAAGTGCTCTTACAGGTCAAAAATTATTAAATGTTAAAATAGACCAAGATAAAGATGAAGCTATAGATTCAATACAAACTTTATATGCTTCTGGTAAAAAAATGGAAGATATACAAGCTGAAATACTTGCAGGTAAGCACCCTAATTTAACAGGTAAATTTATAGAAAAAACTACACAGTTTCATTTAGGTAAAGTAAAAGCCGCAGAAACAATTAAAACTATTGAAGCTAATAAAAACAATTATGATTTTAAAGCTGAAGGTTCTACATTAAATAAATTTTATGAACAATTTTTACCTAATTTTGATGAATCTGATAACTCATTTACAGCAGGTTTTGCTTCTGCATTTAATGGTTATAAAGCAGATGAAGCAATAAAAGACGCAGAAAAAAGAAGTTTATTTTCTTCTGAGAAAAAAATAGAAGAAGGTAGAACAATTATCTCTAGTATTCCTACTTCACAATTAAATGAAAAATTAGTTGAATCATGGGATAATTTGGCTTTAGCAGTTCCTAATACTGACGGTGGTTCTAATCCTAATAAATTATTTACTAATGATGAAAAACAAAAAGTATTATTAAAAGAAATAGAACAAACAATTATTGAAGCTAAATCTATAGAAGATTTAAACAGAGCAGATATTTTACTTAATATGGATTTAGGTATAGGTGCTGATGGTCAATCAAGAGGTAGACTTACTGATAGAAAAAAAGATGAAATATTATTATTAAAAGAAAAATTAGAAAAAAGAAGAAGAGCTTTAGAAATACAAGATAGAACAGATAAAGAGTATAAAGAAAAAGAAGAAGTAAAAAGTATATTTGCAGAAGCTAACACTGATGTAACAGAAGCAACACCTGATGGTGATTTTACTAGAGCACGTACTTATGAAGAAAAATTAGAATTAAGAGAAAAACTTAAAACTTATGGCGACCCTAGCTACACAAAAGCATTTGATGCTATGATTAAAGCAGATAGATACATAAACACTGACCCTGTTGTTTTTGATAAATTAGTAGAAGAAATTTATGCAGGTAAATACACAAGTCAGACAGAAGTATTAGATGCACTTGTAGCAAATGATATAGATAGCAACAAATGGAAGTCTGCACTTACATTCTATAGTGCTTATGAAAGTGATTATGAAAAAGGTATCAAACCTATTCACACAACTGATGCCATATACACAGCAGGTATAACAGCAAATGTTAATTCTGTAGGTGGTATATTTACAAACAGTATGGGTGCATTAAAACCTAATGGTGCTTATGCAAAAGCTAATGCAAAAAGTTATATGATTAGAGAAATAAATGCTTTTGAAACAAGATTTAAAGAAGAAAATGGAAGAGAACCTACAAGTATAGAAAGACAAGATTTTGTTGATTTATCAAGAAATGTCTTAATGAAAATGTTTGAAGGAGAAAATGTAAATCCTGAAGTTAAAGCAGTTACAGAATATGAAGAAGAGATAGCACAAGAAAATAAAGAGAAACTAGAAGAAAAAGAAAAATATAAAACTGTAGGATTAGACACAGCTTTATCTAAAATATCTGACGCTTTAGAAGTTAACAAAGGAATGTTTGATGAGAAAGTTCCTAAACCAGATTTAAGTTTCTTTGGTAAAGATACTGATTTATTTGACACAGATTCTACAGATAAGAAAGATTTTGAAGATAAAGAATATCCTAAATTTGTTGCTGAGTTCTTAACAGAAACTTTAGGTGAAGGTGGATTTACTGATGAGATGTTAAAAGTATTAAGTGAAGCTGATTTAAACCAATTAGTAAGAGATTTACAACAAACTATTGGAAACAGTATAACTAAAAAACAAATTCAAACAGGTATAAAATTATTAACAGGAGCTAAATAATGGCTACACTAGATTTACTAGAAGCAAACGATAATTTATCAGAATTACAAAAAGCAGATAATGCAAAAAATGCTTTAGAAGAAATACAATCAGAAAATTTTTATGGTACTTTAAAATCTTACTACTCATACAGAGAATCAGATGATAAATTTAATAACATGTCACATGCTGATTTGTTAGATTATTTTTACAATGATAGGTCATGGAGAAACAACAACACTGTTTCTATGGGTTTTGATATGGGAAATGTATTTGGTGAAGAAGACGAAAAAAGAGTTCAAGAATTTGCTTACATACAACAAACTTATGAAGCATTGCCTTCATGGTGGGACGACCCTAATAGAGACTTTGCAGGGTGGTTAATTGATAATGGTGGTGCAATGTTAGCTGACCCTGTCAATTTAATAGGACTAGGTGTTGGTGGTCAAGTAGCTAAACAAGGTTACAAACAAGCATTAAAACAAGCTCTTAAAGGTAAGATGGCAAGTGAAATTAATGAAAGAGCTATAAAAGAAGTTGCAAAACAAAATCAAAAACAATTACTAGGACAAGCTGTTAAAAAAGGTGCACTAACTGAAGGTTACATTGGTGCAACAGTATCAGGTGGTCAAGATGCTATTTTACAAAATACTGCTATAGAAGCAGGAGTACAAGATGAATTTAGTTTTAAACAAGCAGGATTAAGTTCAGCCGCAGGGTTTGGATTTGGTACAGTGTTTGGTGGTGCTTTTGGTTATGGTGGTTTTAAAATGACTAACAGAGGTATGAATAAAACTGCTGTAAAACAATTAAAAGATATTCACGATTATGGCAGAAGTAACATAACAGGTAAACAATTATTTAATGATTTGTCTGTAAAAAAACCTAATACTAAATTATATAAAAATTTAAGTAAACAAGAAGTAGACCAGATAGAAGCAAGAAGTACACTAAAAGGTAATACTACAAATGAAAGAATAAAAAATCTTAGAAACGAAAAGATAACAAGCAAAGACAAACCGTCTGAAGGCTTCCCCCTAAACATTACAAGATACAAAAAAGGTGGTTATCGTATTTACATTAAGAACAAAGTAAAAGATATGATAGCTAACAATGAGATACCTACTAACAAGAAAACATTAGATGAGATGGTAGCTCGTGCTGAAAAAGTTGGAGCTAACCCTACAGAGTTAAGAAAAACTGTAAAACAAATGTTAAAAGACCCTAAGTTTAAAGAACAGTTTGCTTATATTATTGCTAATGCTGATTCTATTGCTAGAGAAGCTGATGACATTGTTATGTTAGGTAATGAATTAAACAGAGTAGATTTATCAGTAAGTGAAAGAAAATCAATTTTAAATGAATTAAATAAACGTGATGAAGCATACACAGAATTATTACAACAACAAATAGAATTACAAAAAGCACCTGCACAAGCAGTGTCAGCAGGTAGGGTTGTTAAAGATGCACAAAGAGCGTCAGAGTTAAAAATAAAACCTGAAGACCCTGCAATGCACAAACTTAAAAAAGATAGTCCTGAAGAATATTGGAAAGCTGTAGGATTACTTACAGATAACGAAGATGTTATTTTAGCTTTGCAACATGCAAGAGGTGCAAAAGGTTGGGATTTAGCTTCTGAATATGTTAACAATAATTTATTGTCTTCTCCTGATACTCACATATTAAACATTGTATCTGGTTTAACACAAACATTATGGAAACCTGCTGTATTAGGATTACGTGGTGCTAACATGTTAACAAAAGATAAACACAGAGCTATGATAATTATGAGAGAAGCTCTACAAACTCTTGTATATCAATTTGTTTATTTACCACATGCTATGAAACAAGCAGGAAAAGCATTTTGGTTTGGAAGACCTATATTGGATTCAGCACAAATGAAATTTGACAATCACATACGTCAAGGACAATTACAAAGATTTATGAATGAATGGGCAAAAACAGGTGTGTTAGGTACAGATAATATTCCTATTGCAGGAAGATTTTTACAAAAAGGATTAGTTGAACCTATTTCTTATACTACAACCTTACCTATGAGAGTGTTGTCCGCAGGTGATGAATTTCTTAAATCTATGATGTTTAAAGGTAGAATG